CAAGCCGCTCCCCGGGGTGATGACGGCCGAGGAGCTCGCGCGGACTCGTTTGTCGCTGCCGAAGCACATGCAGGGGCCCGCGCAGGTGTTGGAAGAGGCGGCCAACGAGAAGAGCGTGATCGAGGCGTAAGGCGTGACCATCCTCAACATCGCCGGCGGTGCGCAGTCGCTGCAGTTCGCGACCTCCGGGAGCTTTGCGTTCTCGGTGGCGCGCGATGACATCATCCGCCAGGCGATGTTGAACCACGCACTGCTCGAGCCCTCGGAGCTCCCGACGGCGCAGGAGATCGTCGACTGCGCACGGGTCCTCAACATGATCGTCAAGCAGCTCGCGGGCCAGCTCGATCGCGCGCCCGGCTTCAAGATGTGGCAGAGGTTCCGCGGCGCTCTCTTCCTGTCGTACTCGAAGTTCCTGTACAACTTGACCGGCAACGCGAACGGCGACAACTGGGCGGGCGGGGTGACGGGCTTGGCCTACCCCGCGCTCTACAACCAGGATCAGCTCGTCGCGGGTCTTGCTGCCGGCGGCACGGTGCTGCAGGTGGGACCGTTCCCGACGCCGCTTGCCGTCAACATCAACGACTTCATCGGCGTTCAAGCGAGCAATCCGACCGGCGCCGGCGATCTCTTCTGGTCGACGGTGGCGGGTGTAAACCAGGCCTTGGGCACCACCACCATGGCGACCCCGCTCCCCGCCGGGTGGAGCGCCGCGGCCGGCGGCCAGGTCTACAACTACACCTTCAAGGCGCAGCGGCCGATGAAGATCCTGACCGCGCTCTTGCGCGACTCGACCTTCGCCGACACGCCCTTGACCGAGATGACGGTGGAGCAGTACGAGGCGCTGCCCACGAAGACCATGCCGACCAACGTCGCGGACCCGACCGCCTGGTACTACGAAGCGCGCATGCTGCAGAACAACGGTCACCTCTACATCGACTGCGCCGGCGCGCAGGACATCACCAAGCACATCCACGCGGTGTTCTTGCGCCAGGCGATGGACTTCAACAACCCCGGCGATGCGCCCGAGTTCCCGCAGGAGTGGTTCTGGCACCTCTCCTGGATGCTCACGATGGGCATCTGCTCAATGTTCGATTGCGACTGGACGCCCGACAAGCAGCTCGCCTTCGGGCTCGCGACGACGAACGCGCGCGAGGGCAATCCGCAGACGACCGCGCAGTACTTCCAGCCTGAAGACGACGAGCTCTACTGATGCAACCGGTGCCACTCTTTGGGAGCGGGATTTACGGCAAGAGCGCGGTGGTGACGCGCCAGCGCCGGGTGAACTGCTACTACGAGAATCGCGCCGACGGGGACAAGAGCAAAGTCGTGGTCTATGGCACGCCAGGCCTGGTGCTGCAGTTCTCCACCGGTCCACAGCCGCTCCGGGGCTTGCTCTCGGTCAATGAGACGACGCTCTACGCGGTGATCAGCAATGTCTTCGGGCTCCTGCTGCCGCCGAGTGTCCCAGGGGGCATCGCGACCTTCACGGCGCTCGGGAACTTGAACACCCTCGCAGGCTTCGTCTCGATGGCCCCATCGCCCAACTCGAGCCAGATCATGATCGTCGATGGGGTCAATGGCTGGATCTATCAGCCGGGCCCCAACACCTTCATCGCCGCGACCGCCGCCTGGTTCACGCCGGGCGCGGCGACGGTCACCAACGTCAACGGCTACTTCGTCACCGAGCAGCCCGGAAGCCCGAACTTTGGCGTGTCGAACATCAACGATGCGACCACAGGGAGCGCGCTCTCAACGGGCGCTGCGGCGGCCTACCCCGACAACATCGAGGCGGTGGATGCGCTCGCGGGCAATTTGATCGCCTTCTCGCAGCAGCACTTGGAGTTCTGGCAGAACGCCGGCGCACCTCCGCCGGGCCAGCCGTTTGCACTCATCCAATCGTCGCCCTTGAAAATTGGCTTGCCCTCGATCTTCGCGCGCACCCACATCGACAACACGCTGGTGTTCTTAGGCGAGACCGAGGCGGGCACGCGCCGGGTGTATCGCATCGATGGGTTCAACGTGACGCCGATCTCCGAGGAGATCGACTACATCATCAACCAGCCGGGCTTCGTGTACGCGGACGCCTCGATGCTCTCCTACCAGCGCGACAAGCATCCCTTCGCGCAGCTGACCTTCCCGACCATGGGCCGCAGTTTCTTGTTCGACCTCTCCACCAACATCCCGGGCGAAGCGCAGTCGGGCTTGTCGACCGGTGCGTACCAGCGCCACATCGGCAATCTCTCGAGCTACTACAACGGCGACACGATCATCGCGGACTATGCCAACGGCAACGTCTACCGGATGGACGACAACACCTTCACCGACAACGGCGCACCGGTCTTGCGCGAGGCGATCACCAAGCACCACATCAAGGGCTTCAATCGCTTTCGCGTGCCGCAGCTCTATCTCGACATGGAGACCGGCGTCGGAACTCCAAGCGGTCAGGGCTTGAACCCGCAAGTCTCGATCGAGTGCAGCAAGGACAACGGCCGCACCTGGCTGCAGGCGCGCCTGATCCCGCTCGGGATGCGAGGCAACTTCGTCGCCCGCGTGAACGCAAGGAGATTCGGCCAGGGCCGAGTATTCACCTGGCGGATCCGCATGACCGACCCGGTGAAGTTCGTGATCACCGACGGGGCGATCAAGCGCAAGGGCAAGCAGGAGACCTTCTGATGCTGCCGCCCATTCCAATGTCCGCGCCGCTCTTGGATGGCCAGGGACGCTTGACACCGATGTGGCAGAACTGGTTCGGCCAAGTGTTCTCGATCGTCAAGCCGATCGGCGGCAACGGCACTACCGCGAACCGGCCGATCCTGGGGCTCTATGTTGGCATGGATTACTTCGATTCGACCTTGGGGTACAAGGTCACCGTCAAATCGTTGAACCCGACGGTGTGGGTGAATGGCGCGGGAGGTGTGGTATGAGCTCGACGGACTTGATCGATGCGGTGATCTCGCAGTCGGTGCGCACGCGCGCGGTGGATGCCCTGATCGGCAAGCTCCTCGAGCTCCCGCAGCCGCGCATCAACGTGCGCCACATCTATGGTGCGGGCGTGTACATGCGCGAGCTCAGTGTCGCCGCGGGCTTGCTGATCATCGGTCGCGAGCACGCCAAAGAGCACGAGTGTCTCTTGGTGCGCGGGAGCCTGGTGTTCTTCAACGGCGACGGTAGCCAGACCGAGATGCAAGCGCCGGCCGAGTGGCTCGCGCCGCCCGGGCGCAAAGTCGCGCGCGTCGTCGAGGACATGACCTTCGTCAATGTGTTCAAGACGGACCTGACCGACGTCGAGGAGCTCGAGCGCGAGATCTTTGTGGATGCGGCGCCTCCGGATACGCGCCCGATGCTCGAGCCCGACGGGGACTACGAGCTCGTGCTCAAAGAACAGGGCGCGAGCGCTGAGGCGGTGCGCGAGCTCTCGGTGCGCACGGATGACTGCTGTCCGTTCCCGTACGGCGCGTACAAGGTGAAGGTCGGCCGCTCGCTCATCGAGGGCAAGGGGCTGATCGCAACGGCGGATATTCCGCCGGGGGAATTCATTTGCCCCGGCACCTGGGGCGAGAAGAGGACGCCGGCAGGGCGCTACACGAATCACGCACGCGACCCCAATGCCGCGTTTCACTACGACGCGAAAGGCGTCGCCTGGCTGGTGGCATTGAAGCCGATTTCGGGCTCGGTGGGTGCGCAAGATGGGGATGAGATCACGATCGACTATAGGCGCACGCCGCGCGCGCGCTGGGAGCAGCTGTCATGAGTGGATGGGTTGCAGGGGCCGTGGTGGTCGCCGGCGTTGCCGGTGCGGTGGGGTCGAGTATTGCTGCCGGCAAGGAGGCGAGCGCGACGCAGAACGCCGCCAACACCGCCGCGGGCGTGCAATACGCCGCCTTGAACCAGCAGCAGGCCAACGCCGCGCCGTACATGGCGCAAGGGCAAGCTGGGATCCAGACCTACAACGATTTGACGAGCGCGAGCCCGGCGAAGGTGCAGCAGACCCTCGAGGCGACTCCGGGGTACCAGGCGACCTATGGCCAGGGCATCGAGGCCGCCAAGCGCGCCGCCGGCGCCTCCGGCATGAACCTCTCGGGCAACCAGATCGCGGGAGTGGAGCAGTTCGGCGCGCAGCTCGGCGACACGACCTACCAGCAGGCGATCAACAATGCGCTGACCCAAGAAGGCGTCGGCCAGGCGGCCGCCGCGGGCCAGTCCGCCAACATCGGCGCGGCCGCGGGGAATCTCTCGAGCATCGCCATCAACCAGGGCACCAACCTCGCCAACATTCAGGCGAATGAGATCGCCGGCATCACGCGCGCAGGCTCCGGTGCCGCGAATCAGTTCCTGACCTACAACACCCTGCAGGGCTTGAACCAGCCCGCAGCCAACGCACCCACTTATGGAGGCGCGAACTTCGACGGCTCGGTCGCGCCGCCCACAACCTATTCCGACCCGCTTGCCGCGGGTGGCTTTGGCTAAAAGGAGATCCCATGGCGCTAGACACCTCAGTGATCTCCGACATCGGCGCCGATGCGGTTCCGGATGTGTCAGGCGCGCAAGCGAAGGCCTTGACGCTCGCGGACCTCTACGACCAGAACACCTTGAACAAGATCAAGGTCGGCGAGGTGAAGCAGTCGCAGTCCGACATGACCTACGCCAAGCAGATCCTCGCCGGCAAGGACTTGTCGAAGCTCGAGGATCAGAACGCCGCGGTCGCCGAGATCACCAAGCGCTCCCCGAAGCTCGGCATGGAGCTCGCGCGCGATTTCTCCACGCAGCGCAAGGACAAGTCGAGCGAGCAGATGGACCAGCTCGACTACTACAAGGCGAAGAACGAGATCTTGGGCTCCGACCTGATGCAGCTCAAAGCCAAGCACGATCAGATCATCCAGGACTTCCAGGCCAAGAACCCCAAGGCAACGCCGCAGGAGCTCGAAAAAGCGACGCACGATGCGATGCAGAAGGATGTGATCGAGTGGGTGCAGCGGATCGCCGCGCAGACGCTGCCCAACGGCCAGCCGCTGATCAACGAGCAGGACAAGCAACTGATCAAATCGGGCTTGGGCAACGGCTATTCCTCCGCCTGGGTCGACTCGATGGTGAATCGCAGCGCGACCGCACGCCAGGAGATCGCCACCAAGATCAAAGAGCGCGACGAGGCGCGCAAAGAAAAGGCGACCGATGCGGCGATCGCCGCGGGCACACGCCGCGGCGATCAGGCCGATCGGCGCATCACCGATGCAGAGCAGAACGCGCGCATCAAGCAGACGCTCTCGGCGGAGGGCAAGCTCGAGCCCGATGATGCGACCGCCATGGCCGAGCAGTACCTCGCCGGCGACAAGTCGATCATGGTGGGCCTGGGGCGCGGTGCTCAAGGCGCGCAGAACATCATCATGGTGCGTCACGCGATCGCGCGCGAGGCCAAGGCCCAGGGCTTGAAACCCGCGGACATCGCCGCGCGCTTAGCCGAGTACCAGGGCTACGTGTCCGAGCAGCGCTCGTTGGGCACGCAGCAGGCGAATGTTGAGATGGCCTCGAGCGAAGCGCAGCAGATGATCCAGAACGCGCGCGGCGCCTCGAACGATACCGCGGTCTCGCGCGCGCATGCGCTCGGCTGGAACAAGATCGAGCAGTGGGGCGAGAAGCAGCTGCAGGATCCGCAGCTCGCGAGCCTGAAGGCCGCGACCACCGCGGTGATCAACACCTGGGCGCGCGCGATCAACCCGAAGGGCGTGGCGACGGTGGCGGACAAGGAGCACGGCTACGAGCTCTTAAACGCGGCGCAGGACAAGGCGACCTACGATGCGGTGCTGGATCGCTTCCAGCAAGAGACCGAGGCCTCGCTTGCGGCGCCGGCGAGCGCGAAGCAGCGCCTGCATGATGCGTTTCTTTCCGGTCAGACCCCGGCGCCGGCCGCCGCTCCGGGCCCCGGGTCCTTGCAGCCGACACCGGGCCGCGGCGCCCCGCCAGCCGGCGGTCCCGCGGCGCTGCCGGCGAGCGGCACCGTCTTGAAGTTTGACGCGCAAGGCAATCCGACCGGATGAGCGTGCACGCGCAAGTGGAGGGGATCGGTACGTTGGAATTTCCCGACGGTACCGACCCCGCCGTCGTGCAGGCGACGGTCAAGCGCGTGATCGCGCAGAAGGGCGGCGCGAAGCCGCAGGACATGGGCGTCGATCTGCCCTCCGCCGTCGACATCGCGGCCTCGGCGGGTTCCTCGGCGGTCGCGGGACTCGCAGGCGGCATCGTCAAGGCCACGGGCTACGCGCGCGAGGGTGCTGAGAAGCTCCTCACCGGCCACGATCCCGGCGATGCCAACGCCGCGGCAGCGAAGCTCGAGGAGTTCCTCACCTATCACCCCAAAACCGAGAAGGGCAAGGCGGTGATGGCCGATGTGCAGAAGGGCCTGCAGGCGTTCGAGGACTGGTCCGATAAACAGGGTGCGCAAGCACACGATGCGATCCGCGCCGCCGGCGACAAAGCGGGCGAGGTGGCGAAGGCCTTGGGCGCCCCGCAAAGCGTGGTCGACTTCATCGATGCGCACAAAGAACAGGTGGCGGCCGCATATGGTTCTGCGACCAAAACCGCGATCCAGGGCGCGCCGCTCGTGCTCGGCGGCGAGCTCACGAAACTCCCGGGCAAGGTCGCAAGACCCGCAGTCGCTGAAGAAGCGGCCGCTTCCACCACGGCTGCACCGGGCGCCGCTGCGACGCCGCGCGCGAGGGCTGAAAGTTATGTCCGCGATCGCCTTGGTCTTAGCTGGGATGCTATTAGCGATGCTACGAAAGCGAAGCTCGAACGCATTGCGGCGGATGCGCGCGGCCTCGATCGGCTCAACCCCGAGGCGGTCAAGCGCCAGGCGACGTTGGAATCTCTCAAGGTTCCCATCACCACCACCGCGGGCAAGCTCAATCGAGACAACACACAGCTACTGCGTGAGCAAGGAGCTGCTGCTACCCCATCCGGTCGATCCATCGTCGACACTGACGTTAAGGCAAACCGAGACTTACGTGCGAACGTCGAAACACTCATCGATCGATTGAGGGGCGTCGGCGCATCCAAGGCGACCGCGACCAGTCGCGAGCAGGTCGGCGCGGCGGTGACGGGCAAGGAAGGCGCTCTCACCTTGAAGCAGGCCAAGGCAAAGGCCGCCACCAAAGCGGCCTACGAGAAGGCGCGAAACACCGACCCGACCGCCACCGTCGCACCGGATGCGATGTATGACTTCGTCGTCGGCAATCCGGAAGTGCTCAATCCGCAGATTCAGCACTTGGGCTGGCTCACCACCTGGCTCAAGAAAGCCGGCATCGAGACCTTGGACGCGGAGGGCAAGCCCACGGGCGAGCGCCGCCCGATCAAGCTGACCGAGCTCGATGACCTGCGCAAGAAGGCCGGCAAGATGGCGGGCAGCACCGGCGATTCCGCGCACTACGCGAAGGAGGTGATGGCGGCGATCGACCGCACCTTCGAGGAGCTGCCGGAATCCGCCAAGGCCTGGAAGGCGGCGCGCGAGGCGCACAAGGCGGAGCGGTCGGAGTTTGCGAACCAGGGCGCGATCGCGCGCCTGGTCGAGACCAAGGGCGGTGCGTTCGGCACCGATCCGCGCACCGCGCTCGAGGATGTGTGGAAGGCCTCGGTCAAGAACGCCAAGTTGGAAGAAATCCGCCAGCTCAAGCGATCGCTCTTGTCCGGGGACGCGGAGGCGCGCGTCGCCGGGAAAAAGGCACTGCGCGAGCTGCGGGCTGAGACCGGCCAGGATCTGTTGCGTGAGATCACCAAGAACGTCTCCACAAACACCGCGGGTGAAACCAACATCACCGCGGAGTCGATCAACAACTGGATCAAGTCGATGGGCGGCGGCACCGTCGACGGCGGGGTCGAGAAGCTCTCCATCATCATCGGCCGGCGCGCGACCAACGAGCTCTTGAAGATCCGCGAAGCCGCGCAGATCACGAAGACCGAGCCCACGGTGCGCAATGTGGGCTCGAACACCTTCCAGAAGATCTTGAATTGGATGGATGACTCGGGCTTAGGCAAGCTCGCGAAATCGGTCGGCGGCGGACCCGTGGTGCACGGTGTCGAGGCGATCGTCAAGGCGAGTCAGAATCCGCGCACCGCGCGCGCCGCGGCCGAGACTGCGACGAGCGCGGCCGAGCGCTCCTCGGCGAAGGCTCAAGACAAGCGGGCGCAAGAGATCCAGCGCAGCCAAACCTATGGTGCGCAGTGAATGTGCTGCTCCTGGAAATGGAGGACGCCGGGTGCGGTCTGCCCTTTGCCCTGGCATGCCTCAAGGCGGGCCATCAGGTTCGCTACTTCCTGCGCCCCGATAACAATCAACACGTGGGCGAGGGTTTTAAGGGCCTCGAGCGCATCGAGAACTGGGTCGCCTCCGCGAGCTCGTGGGCGCAGCTTGTGGTCATGACCGGGAACGATGAGTACCTGCCGAAGTTGGACGCGCTTCGAAAACGCGGTGTCGCCGTGTTCGCCCCCACAGCAAAAAGCGCCGCGCTCGAGATCAAGCGCGAGCTCGGCATGCAGGCCTTCAAGAGCGCCGGCATCGAGGTGCCGCCCTACAAAACCTTCAAGAGCTTGGCCGAGGCTGAAGCGCACGTGCGCGCCAAGCCCGATCGCTACGTATTTAAAACTTTGGGCTCCGAAGAGGATAAATCCCTGTCCTACGTCGGCAAATCTCCTGCTGATATGGTGGCCCGCCTGCAGCGTTGGGAGCGCTTGGGATTGAACCCCAAGGGCCCGGTGATGCTGCAGACTTTTATCGAGGGCCTGGAGCTCGGCGTGTCGCGCTGGATGGGCGCGCAAGGCTTCATCGGTCCCTACAACGAGAACTTCGAGCACAAGAAGGCCTTGAGCGGCAACTGCGGCCCGAACTGCGGCGAGGCGGGCACGGTGCAGAAGTACGTGAAGAGCTCCAAGTTGGGCGACGCGGTGCTCGCGCCCCTCGAGGACGAGCTCGTCAAGCTCGGGCACTTGGGCGACGTCGATGTGAATTGCATCATCGATGAGAAGGGCACGCCCTGGCCGTTGGAATTCACCTGCCGCTGGGGCTGGCCCGCGTTCAACATCATGCTCGCCACGCACAAGGGCGATCCGGCGGAGTGGATGCTGAACGCGTGCGAGGGTGAGGACACGCTCGAGGTCGACTACTCGATCGCCTGCGGCGTGGTGCTCTCGCAGCCCGAAGGCACACCGGAAGAGATGCTCGATGTGCCGATCATCGTGGGCGCGCCGGCGCGCAAGTTCATCCACCCGCAAGCGGTCAAGATGGCGAAGCTCCCGGC